TCTCTTTGTTGTTGTAACTCTAATGCTTGAGCTTGAGCTTGAGCAATCTTTTCTGCAGATTCTTGTGCAGCAGCATTTCTCTCATTCATCTTATTCTCGTCAGCTTCAATCATTCTTTGAACGGCTCTAATAGATGGAGAGTTATATATCTTCATCGCGGTAGAAAAGGAAATCATTTGGTTTTGCAATCCTAATTGAACCATTTGATCTAACTTTTGTTGCATTTGGTTAATGCTATCATCATTAGATACTTGTAATCCATACTCTTCTTCAGCAAACTCATCACCATCAATTTCCATTAATTGGTTAGTATAATCGTCTGATTGGTATTGGAATTTAATCTTTTTACCTTTCTGAGCTATCTTAACAGTTTCTAAAAGTATCTGGAAACATCTTTTCTTGCAATAGTCATGCATTGTGAATAATTCCTCTGTAATATGATTAGATTGGCTAACAGCACGCTCTATACCACCTACAGTCTCTCTATTCTCAGTTTGACCAAGTCTTTGTCTTGATACTCCAGTAATCTCATCCATTTGAGATTTAGCAAATTCCATCATCTCAATATGAGTCTGAATGAAATCTCCAACCTTTTGTTCTAAAACTTTACCAGTAGTATTACCTACGGCTCCAGCTAATTTACCTTTAGCCATACCTCTATTACCTTCCTTGAATGAATCAACTACTCCGATACCAGCTTTACGCGCAAAGTATAACCATTTAGTTAAATTCCATCCTTTAGGAATCTTAGCAACATCTACTTCAACAATAGATCCCATATATTTAGCAAGAGCTTCATTTACTCTATACCAAGATATATCATAAAGATATTGGAATGGTTTTGCTCTATCCATCATAGATACAGATCTACCATCATTTGTATTGTATATTTGACCTACGACTCCACTTGAATTAAATGAAGGTTGTCCAATCTTATTGTATTGTATTTCTTTAGGCTTAATTTGTAAGTAAGTATCTTTACCTATCTTAGTTCCTTTCCACCATTGGTTAACCCAGAATTCTTCTACTGTTTCTCCTAAATCTTTATTAGGAACGTAGTTCTCATTCATGAATCTTATTCTAATACCTCCTTGACCATCAGGAGACATTACTTTTAATATTTTCTTTCTACTTCTCCAAAGTATTCTAATAACACGGATGTTACCTTCTTGATCTGTATAAGAATTTCTTAATCCATTTGAATAGATATTAGTTTGATCTAAAAATGAATTGATAGCTTCTCTCTCAAGAATCTCTAATCCTTTAATATCATCTACGGCTAAATTCTCTCCATCTGAATCTGTTGTACCTACTGTGGTTCCAGCATCTTCTATCTTTTTAAGGTCTATCTTTTTAAGGTCCTCATAATAATGATCTTGTATTTTACCTGGAGACCAGTAGTCATCTAATATTATTACATCAGCATCTTCTAACTTATTAGACGAGCCTGATCTTAATGTATATACCTTCTTAGTGTTTAGTTTTTCGAATGTAACCTCATCATTGACAATGTCAAACATATAAGCCTCTTCACCGGCAATAAGAGCTTCTTTAAATCCTTGTTGGAATTTAATCTTCATTTCCAACTTATCGATATAAGTCTTCATAATCTGATTAGCTCTCTTCTCTCTAATGTCAAGATAGTCAAAGTTTATATACTTAGAGTAAGACTCTAGTTCTTTCTCAACATCTTCTGGTCTTAATTTAGACATTAGTAGTTCTTGAAGTTTAGCATCTAACATACCTTTCTTTTCCTTAAGAACCATTGATATCGTATCAGGATTAGTCAAGTGTATGCTCCAGTCGAACTTACGCCTCTTCTCTTCCCCTACTAATACGTTTATTCTAGGAGTTATAATAGGATAATGCTGTACTGCATTTGGTATAAAGTATTTCTCTAATCCTCCTGGATTAAGTACCAATTGCATATCAGACATATCAAGAACTCCATCATAAAGTCCAAAGTTAATATTCTTATCTTTAAACCTCTTTCTAATGATTGAGTTGTTTAACTGACTATTTCTATCAGCCCAGTCTAAATGGGCTTGTCTCCATTTCTTACCTTTCTTTTTCATTGGTAAGAGTTGTGGAGGAAAATTTCTTGTTAATGCCATATTCTTATTTATATTGCAAAATTAATAATTTATATTTAGTTCGTCAAGATCGCTTATTGCTATTTCATCTTGCATTCTACTTCTTGATACGTATTCAGGTTCTACTCCGTCATTTAATCCACCCATAACGGCATTCCAGTTTAAATCTACAAATTCATCTCCTACTAGAGATTCATCCATTCTCTCTTCTTCTTCAAACTTCTCTGTATATTTTACTCTGTCTTCTCTAAGAATCATAACCATATCCATTGCTGAACATCTATCAAAGTTTCCGTCTGGGTTCCAAGCTATTGCTTCTTTAATATAACCTACACTTCTAATCCTTCTAAGATTTGGTATAAATGTTGATGGAGCGCTTTCGTCATCATCCTCATCAGGTGCCACTTCTATCTGTTGTAACATCCAACTTCGTTGGAGTGTTTTACCAAGCTTAATTACTTCAGTTGTAGTACGCGTACCTTTAGCTCTATTTCCATGGAGTACAGTTTTTACTATATCCCTGTCTACTAGTATCTCAGGTGTGTCACACAATAAGTGTAATGCATTCTTATTACTAAAGTAAAAGAATAATCCTTTAAGGTTACTCTCATAATTAGCCTCAGCATTATAAAATTCTATTAATCTTAAACAAGTTTCATAGAATTCTTCTGCTAGAACTGGACGACCAGTATATTCAGCGACGATTTTATCGGTCCAGAGATCAAATATAAAAATCGTTGCAAGAGAGCCTCCAACCGTATAATCGTTATCAATAGGGTCAATTCCTCCAATATATCTTCTAGAAAATACTTTTCCATCTCTATTTTTTTGTGGCATCTCAAATATCTCTATCGCTCCATCAGATTTACCTCCTTGGACTTTAAATGGAAATTCTCTAATAGGAGTTAATCCTAAATCAGTCTTCCATTCTACAATGCCTTTGTTATTATAATGTAATCTACCTACCCAGTGTGTTCCTGTGAACTGATCTATATTAGGCATGATACCTTCTAATAAATCTCTTAAATCTGCAACTGGATATGCAGAACCCTCACTACGCATAATTGCTTCTTGAGGAGTAATTGGATGCTCAGCTTTCTTTTGAACAATAGCATTTGGATCACTTGCTCCATACTTTACTTGAAGTCTATCTAATACTGTTGCTACTAATGCGCCTATAACATCACTGTTACCATTTTCATCATAGTTTCCTTTGAAGTTCATGTATGTTCCAAAGAAAAATGCACATCTACCGCCACCATTCTTATCATATACATTTGGTAGATCCATAATGTTATAACCTCTAGAGTTATAAAATATTTCTTCTAAACCTTCGAAGGCAACACCTTTAGTACCACCTGTACCATAAGCGTTCATCAATCCAAAGGCAAATCCATCTTCTTCTACTGACGGTCTAGCAATACCCCAAGATGTTAAGAAGTCTGTAAACTTACCTGCTTCTTCCCACTCTACAAGAGCACCCCTTTTTCCCCTAGCCTTTTCAGGATCGTTCTTAAGGGTGACTCCCATAACCTCATTCAAAGTACCTACGTCAGTACCAGTTTTAATATCTTTTCGTCCCATCTTCCATTCCATGGAGCCTAAAGAGTCTTTAAGACCTCTATTTCCTGGGAAACCATTTGCATGTATTGCACAAAAATCTGCAATAGCTAAGAATTTGTTTAATACACCATCCTTAGTTAAATATTCTTTCTCATTCGCTACTGCGTATGATTTTACTTTCTTTCTACTTATCTCAGTTTCTCCTAAGATAAAGTTACGAGCTAATTTAGAACCTCCTTTAAATGAGAATCCTGAACCACGCTTCTTTAGTGTAGCTGTGTGCTTACCTACGTTTCTCGCTTGCTCTAAATAATGGAAAAATAAATAATCCCCATCATATACATTAGGAAATCCTTCTATTCTTGCAGCCATTTTAGAGTTGACTTTTGTCTCTACTTTTAGTATTGGAGAATAGTTTAGATAAAAATAGTAATATCCTGATATCCATTCACCATCATAATCTCTAACATAACCATCTCTGCAGCGTATAGCTTCTTCCTTCCAATGCCTTTGATACTCACTGTTCGGATTAGGATTTGGATGCAGGAAAGTGTATCTTCCGTGCTTCTCAAAATGTATAGCTGCTGGTCTAAAGTAATCCATATTCTCTAAATAGTGAGGATTGGTTATACTTGGATATATTTTACCGTCAGGAGTTTGTTGTCTTAATTGTTGTTTCGGATTAGCAGAAGAGTCGGGGAGGAATGGATTATCCCATCTCTTTAAATCTGCGGCACATTTTCTTGAGACGCTAGTTAGGTTCTGTATAAACTCGATACCATCAATCGCTTCAAATAGATCAGCTTTTGCTTCTTTATTTAAAGTAGCTAACAATTCATCTGTCAGCGGAGTCTGTAATTTATTAAACAGCCTCATTATATTCCCCCATCATCATTAACACCAGCATTCCTATTACCAGTTTGACTCTTAATATCTTTCTCCTTGATAACTTCCTGCTCAATTTCATTTAAAGCTCTAATCATCTTAGGCATCTTTTCAACAGCAGATACAATCTGAGCTGGGGAGAATACTAATTTGTTACTTTTATCCCTTTCGTTAGGATCAACAGTATCTAAGAAGTGTGCTAACTTCTGAACTATACCTCTAGTGCTTCTTAATAAGTACGTACTAGTAGTTTCAGAGTATTTCTTATAAAATACTATTGCTTCATCCACGTATTTAGGTGGTATCCACCCATCAGGTAGCATAACCATTTGTACTATTGCTTCAGACCTTTCGTCTAGATCTAGCATGTACTGAAAGTCAGATCTGTCATCAGTCATGTAATAAACATAAGCCAACTCTTTAACTGCTTCAGATTTATTCTCTTTTGAATAACAGTCCCATATCTCTTTAAACGGCTTTAACAGCAGCGCTTGCGGGGCAAATGTAACCACATCACTTTTTATCTCAAATAAATTCATCTCTTCTCTCCTTTAATATGCAAATATAGGCATTTTTAACATCTTATCCAAATAAAGTTTGCACAAGTCATATATTTATTGTATATTTGCAGTATGAAAAATTTACGTTTACATCTGGAATTAGAACAACCGTTACCTAGTAATGGAAGGAATTCTTGTGTAGACTTGAGTTGGTAAAGACTAACTTGTAAAACACTTAAAGAACCCTTCTATTAATTTAGAGGGGTTTTTTCGTTATATCTGGGATGAGTCGCAATGGTGCGACGCTTGCTTTGGGAGCAAGAGGCGGTTGGTTCGATTCCAATATCTCAGACGGAACAGAGCTGAGCAATCTCTTAGAAACAAAACTGCTCAACTTGCTGCATTCATCTAAAGGTAGGATACCAGGTTTTCAACCTGTCAACGAGGGATCGATACCCTCATGCAGTACAATCTTGAAGATTAGTATAATGGAAGTACATCTGCCTTTGACGCAGATAGCGGGAGATCGATACTCTCATCTTCAACCAAATGGTGTTTTTAGTATAATCGGTAAGTACGGGGGATTGTGGTTCCCTAGGCATGAGTTCGAAACTCATATTACACCCAAATGCTCCGGTAGCCGAATAGGTATAGGCAGGCGTTTTAGAAACGTAAATTTGCTGGTTCGATTCCAGCTCGGAGTACTAATATCCCCTTAGCCCAGCGGAAGAGGCATCAGACTTAAAATCTGTACAGGGTCAGTTCGAATCTGACAGGGGACACTAATAGTCTTATGGTGTAACGGAAACACTTCTGTCTACGGAACAGACGTTTCGAGTTCGAATCTCGATAAGGCTTCTAAGAGGTATAGTCTGGATTCGAACCAGAGGTGTTCAGGGTTGCAACCATCTACTTTGGGCCACTCAGTCACTATACCATTGTGGGACAGGTTGGTTTCGATCCAACTCCTCTGGGTTTTCAATCCAGTGCAATGACCACATCTGCCACTGACCCATATTTTGCACGCAATTAAGGAATCGAACCCTATCCATCCGAGGTTTTGGAGGCCTGGTGCATACCATTATGCTATCACGTATTTATTGCTCCTAAGACTGGGCTCGAACCAGTACATCTCTTGTTTAACAGACAAGCGCTTTCACCATTTAGCTACTTAGGAATATTTGCAGAGAGAGTAGTATTCGAAACTAATGCTGTTACACACACTTCACTTAGCAGGTGAGTCCAGATCCTCTCTAGTTCACTCTCTGTATTAAACCTAAGAAGTTTCCCTGCTTAAGGGAGGGAATGCTAACCATTGGATAACACTCGCTCCCATAAGCAGAACTTATTCTTAGAGGTTGAGGAAGAAGGAGGGCTCGATCCCCAAGGTAATTAGCCTCCACCAGTTTTCAAGGCTGGGCGTGCTCCATGCACTATTCATCTTCCAGTTGTGGGGCTAGCAGGCATCGAACCTACTAGATGGAGTTTTACAGACTCGGCTTCTCCTAAGAATTAGCCCCATAAAAAAAGTCCCTCATTTCTGAAGGACTCTTATATCTTAATACTATGATGTTTATCATACACCAGTTTTAGAACATAAGAATCCTGTGTCGCTAAACGACCAATTAGAATTACAATATGTACTAAAATTTTTCATTATCTTATTATGAGTTGCAAATATACAACATTTATTTGGATTAACCAAATTTATTGAGCACTTAACCGGAACCGAACCGATAAACTCCTCATTACAAGTGAGGCGCATTTCCTTTAATGCTTTAAGTGCGTATTAGTTGCCCCTACGGGTTATGATCCCATTACCTTTCCCTTATGAGAGGACTGCTCTACCTATTGAGCTAAGGGGCGATATAGATGGCCCGGAAAGAATCAAACTTTCATCGCAAGGGTAGAAACCTAGTATTCTATTCGTTGAACTACGAGCCAATTTTACATTTTCAGATGCCTCTGTATTGGGTGCAACGGGCTGGAATCAAACCACCTACCTCCTGGTTATGAGGCCAGGCGAGCTATCAATGCTCTACGTTGCTGAGTTAATTTTCATATCTTAACTACAGATAGTACCAAGGGTAAGGATCGAACTTACGACATCTTGTATGTAAAACAAGCGCTACTTCCGCTGAGCTACCTTGGCAGGTAAGAGAGGGGCTGTCCAAAGTATCCGGGAT